CTGTGGTGGCGAAGTTGTTGCCGAGATCAACCACCGCCGACCCAAGCTTGGCAATGTCCTTCTGGTTGGTTCCCATGACGTTGCCGAACTTTGTCAGACCGACAATCGCCTCTTCCGGGGTAAGGTCGTCAACAGCTACACCAAGCTGCGCCGCGGTCTCCACGTACAACTTGAGGTTCTGGGTTTGCACGCCTAACTGACCACTAACCTGGGCTAGCTTGGCTAGTTCCTCGCGGGCAACAGGGATCGTTGTAGCCATGCGCGTTAGGGAATGACCCAGCGCCGCAATCTCCACGTCGGTGCCGCTAACTGTTTTGGCAACCCCGGTGAGGGCGGTTTCCCACTTCAGAGCCTGGCTTATGCCGTGTTTCATTGCCAGACCAACGGCAATGACCGCCGACGCAGCCCCGGCCATCTTGAGGGCGGCTCCCGCGCCGCCCTGCATCATGCCCGCAAAGCCACCCGATAGCCCCTTCATGCCCTTCTGGGTACCTTTGCCAGCTTTGGTTGTCTGGTTTAATTGCCGCTCGACACGTTTAAGCGCCGCCGTGGCCTGCGTCACATCGGCGCGCATCACGACTTCGAGTTCGGCGGCGGTTGCCATCAGTCTTCAGGAAACTCCTCGTTGAACTGCGTTTTCAATTCGCCCAGCAGTTGAGCTTCGTCTTTGGTCAACTGCCTCGCCCCGTCTTTGGAATTGAGCTTGTTCTTCGCGGATTCGGCCATTTTCACCTGCCACATCGCGTAAATCAGCGCGGGATTCTGCCTCTGTGCCACATCGGGCGGGCACTGAAACGCTTGGCAAATATTCCATAGCTCTAGCTCCCACGGGATTTGCCCGTTGTCAAAGAGCCAGGAGGCGATCCGCGCACGACGTTTCCCTCAACGACCGCAGTCTCACCGGTTAGCTTGCGTTGTAGGAAAAAGATCTCAGAGGCTTCTAGCCCCGTGAGGACTTCGGGGTTTCGGTACGGCTGGGGAAGTGGCTCTCCGCCCAGGTCAGTCCAATTCCACCAAACGATACGTCGAGCTAGGGTTGTGATGATCTGCTCGAACCCTTCCGCCTGTCGCGCTAGCCGACGTTGCATGGCATCGCGTATGACAGCCTGTGATGCGGCGTCGTCACCTTCGCCCAGCACCCCATCGGCCTCGTCATCATCGGGGCCGGTCATGCGGGTTAAACCGAACAGAGCGCCCCTGGTGCTTACCGGCATCACCAAAATCCTCTCGCCCTTGTGCGGGGTGTACCGCTGGCCTTCAACCACGGCGTCCCCGTTGTCGTTGAGTTCGCGTCCGACCCATAGTTCATAGTCCGAACACTCGACTTCAATGGGCGGGACTTTGAACCGCGCCAATTGCTGCTTCGTCGGTTTCTTTGCTACTCCGTTAGACCCAGCCATTAACAACCTCTCTCGGTGCGTTCTAGATGCTCTAGGTAGCCCATACAGCGACTTTCGTCCTGTCAGCGTGGTTTAGGGCACCCGGAGCGATGAGCCCCGAGGTGCCCTAAACCCCTACGTTATGCGCGTGTTGGTGCCGCTGCGTCAGCCGCTGCCGATCCACCGTTATGGCGAAGCGACATGGAGTACGTGATAGCGCTGTTCACGCTCGCCGTCACTGAGTAGCTGGTGATATTGGCGTAGCCGTTATACCCGGTCGAACCATCTGGCTCGAAGTCATAGGTCTGTGCAGCGCCGCCAAGGTCGCCAAATATCGTTACGTCACCTTGAGAACTGGCAGGGTCCCAGGAGCCGTCCACGGACAGTGTGACCGTGGGCTTGCCCGCCAAAAAGTTTTGGTACGCGTCCGAAAACGCCGTGATCTCTGCCTCAGGAACGTCGAAGGTGATGGTGGCCGCATTTAACTCGTCCTCAATTGCGACACCTGCGTAGGCAAAATCCACGCTTTTACCATGTGTTCGTGCCATGTCCGCTAACCCCTAACTGAGAGCGCGAGTTGTCGCGCCTGAATGCTGAATGGTTGATGAGTACGTTGCCGTATCACCAACGGGAAAACTACACGTAATCGACGTGACCAGAGCGCCCGTCAAACCACTAGCGGCCACCTGATATTCCGGCAGATCGGTGTCCGGCCCGCTACCTGTGGGGTCGATGACCAGGGCTTTCGGCCCGCTCTGTTGGGCATCCCACAAAGTTTCTGGCGCGTCCGTACCGTCCGTCGAGGTGTCGTACGTGCCGTCGATGGTGGTACTGACATCCGCCTTGCCCGCCAAGAAGTTTTGATACACATCGGTAAACGACGTAACCTCCGCTTCACTGTTGGTGAACGTGGTGGTAAACGAGTTCACGCTATCCTCAATCGCCACCGAATTCAGCGAAATGTTTGCATCTCGCCCACTTTTCCTCGCCATAAATGAGCCTCCTCAGCCCGCTTCAACGATGCCGAACGCCACGATGTACGTGAACGCCGGGGACGAACCGCCAGCCGCGATAGTTACTCTGTACCAGTCGTCAGTGACAGGCCCGGCGACCGTGAGCCGCTGCACCGTTGCGCCGGTTGCCCTGGTGAACGTAATGCGGTCAGTGGGGCTTGACATAGATTCAGCGCTATCAGATTGGATCTTTATGTCGAGCGTTGGAGAAGACCCGCCTGCTGAAAACACCTGGAGGAAACCGACGCCTATTTGTGACGAGCTAATCGCCCCGTCTTGGTACTCATTGGAGTTATCGTTTGTTGTCGTGCCGCTGGTCTGTTGCCAGTACGACCGCGCATAGACCAGCGCCGATTCCGTCTGATAACTCACGTCAGCGCTAATGAAGTCTCCGGTGTTCGCCGTGAACGGGTGCGAGGTGCCGGTGCATTCAGCCGCCCAGCCGCGCTTGCCAGCCGCCGCGCCTTCGGGCCAGACCGAGACGTTCACTCCATCGGTGCCCAAATCCGAAAACAGAAAGGAGTCCCATGCAGGAGAAGCCGCCGACCATAGACCGGTTATGTCGATGGTCCCGCCCATCTTGCCGAACACGTACGTCATGTCTGTATCAGCAAACGCGGTCACGTCCGCAACCTCGCGGTTGCTCGTCACCGTGGCGTTCAGCGCAACACCACTAAAGTCGTACTGGTCAATGTAAAGCTGGGTGTCTTTACCGTGGATACGTGTGGCCATTACCGTCTACCCTTCTTCTTTTTCGGATACCTTTTACCCTTTGGCATCGGACTTCTCCTTTTTTGCCGGTCGTTTGCGATACGGCTTGATGGCCCGGACACGTAACAGGGCATCAATATCGACATATTCCGTCCCGTCGAATTCGACGACCTCACCGCAGGCAAAGCGCGACGAGGACGGCTTCGATCCCGGCCCATTCAGCACCTTGAGTCCGGCCTTGTTTAGCACCTCATATAACTTGCTCATATTGCGCGGTCCTCCCATAGCGACCAGATGGCCCCGACGTGACATACGACGCCGCCGCCGGGAAGGTCTTCAGCAAATGACACGTCGACGCCCCGCGTACAGGAGACGTGGGTAAATCCCGTTACCGTTAACGTGGCCGATTCCAGGGCGTCGTCGATCAGATCTTCGATGTCGCCTGCGGATTTGTATGAAGGGCCGTCAGCGACGACCTTGACGAGAACGTCGGCGTCCCAATGCCGCTGGGTGAAACTTCCCCGCGTGCCGCGTGCATCCTGTACGCCGAACACAATGGCGGGAAGCGGCACGTCGGACGTGAAGGACGCTGCCTCGCGCTTCGGGTAGTTATCGAGCGTCGCAGTATCTTGCAGCACGTCGTACACACCCTTGAGCAAGTCGTTGTGTAGGGATGCCATCAGTTCGCCTTCACGAACTTGACAATAGCTTCGCCCATCGCCTTTTCTGCGTGGGGTTTTACGTCTTTGAGTGCCGGTGCCGCGAAGGGTCTCGCTCGCATCCGGGTCGTACCAAATTCACCGTAGATCGCGTAGTGCGTGGTCGGGCCAATGGCCCTCTCAAGCCGTTCTTTGCGCTTGACCGTGACGCTGTTTAGCGTCGCCCCCGTGTCAATGAAATCAACCCGGATGATGTGGTGTTGCATCCGGTTGACCGTTTGCATTGCCGCCACGTCAAGCACGTCTTCAAGGATGCGCTCTATGCTGCGAGCCAGCTTGGGCAGCGCATTCTTCTTGGTCTTGATAC